GCGACCAACGAGGCGGCGGCAGCCACCACCGGCGCCCGCAAGTCGGCGATGAACAGCCTCAAAGAGGTCATGGGCAAGCTGTCGAAGCCTGCGACTGATCTGGCCGGGGACATCTCACGGGACATTAAAGACGCCCGGTCGGCGGTATCCGCGCACTTCACTCCAATCTACGAGGGCATCAGCGATGCCCTTGGCGGGGAGGAGCTGATCGACATGGGCAAGGTGGCCCAGGTGGGGCATCGGGTTCTGGGGGATTTGCCGAAAGGAGCCGCCAAGGAGGCGGGCACTTCCGGGGCGCCGATCCTCTCGTCCGGCCAGCTCACCAAGGACATGGGCGATCTGTCCATGCTCAGCGGACGCAAGACGCTGAAAGAAGCCGCAGCTCTGCGCACTAAGCTCATGGATATGGCCGAGCATCCCGATCTGCTGCCCACCTCGGAGCGGCGGGCCTATCGGCAGGCGGCGGACGCCATCACCGGGGCTATAGACGATGCGGCGAAGAGCGGCGACCCCAAAAGCGCCCTGGTCCGGCAGTGGCAGAAGACGAACAAGGGTTATGGCGAGGCGATCAGTCCGTTTGACGACGCCGATCTGGTGCGGCTTACGAAGGAGGCCGGGCAGAGGGGTTCGCTCGATGTCGAGGATCTGGCGCGCTTCACCAGCCGCAAGCCGTCCGACGTCGCCCGCATCTATCGGATGCTGAAGCCCGAGACCCAGCAGAAACTCGCCCGCGCCGTCATGGATGACATGGTCAGCTCGGCCACCAGCAAGGATCTGAATGGCATCAGCGGCAAGGCTTTGCTGGCCCAGGTGCAGCAGCGGCAGCCGGTGATGAAGCAGATCTTCGGCAAGGACGCCGATGCGATCCTGGGCGCGGCGAAGAAGCTGGCGGCAGCCGGTGGCGATCTGCCGACGACCAAGCTGACCCCCGGCGGGTTCCGCACCATCGTGGAGCGCGCCGCCAAGGCTGCCGATCTGCGCAACGTCTATCTCGGCAAAAACTATCTGGAGGCCCTGGCCGACGAAGCCCGCACTCTCGGCCCGGAGGCGGCAGCCGCCCGCAAGACAGAACTGTCCGACGCCGCCGTCATGGGCTATCTGCACACGCCGCAGGCCGAGCGGGCCGGGGGCAAGAGCGCCGCCGCATACCTGCTGGAGCCCGGCAACAACTCCCGCCTGGAGGCGGCGCTCCGCTATTACGCCAAGGCGCAGAAGGACGCTGGGCGGCTGCCGGGCGGCACCACCCAGACCGCCACCCCGCCCGAGATCGAGCTGCTCAAGTCGGCCTTCCGCAAGCGGATCCTGGGCGGCATGCTCAACACCGGCGAGGGGGTGACCGAGAAGACGGCGATGAGCGGCGTCGGCATCCGCAAAGCTCTGTCCGAGTTCACCGACTTCCAAAAGAAGACCCTGCTGAACCCTGGCGAGATGGAGGATCTGCAGAAGCTGTCGCGGTTCGTGGACTTCGCCTTCCCCAAAGGAGCCCACCAGATGTCCGCCGAGCTGGCGGGCGGCATGGTCAAATCCGGTATCCCCTACAAAGCCAGGGCCATCGCCCGCTTCGGCTCGGCGATCTTCAGCGCGTACATCCTCACCCGGCCCCAGACCATCAAATGGCTGGTCAACGGTATCGAGGGCGACAGCGCGATGTTCAAGCTGTTCGAAAACGGGCTCAAGGATTTCGCCCAGATCCGCACCGAGGGGCGCTACACCGGGGGAGACGCACAGTGAGGATCCTGATCATCGACAAGGGCGGCTTCGCCCTGGACTGGGCCATGCGATGCCAGGACGCCGGACACAAGGTCAAACACTTCATCCGCCAGACCGAGAAGACGAAGAATATCGGTCGCGGGCTGGTCGATGTCGTCTCCGATTACCGCCCCTACAAGCTGTGGGCGGACATCGTCTTCCTGCCCGACAACACGCTCTATATTGATGAGATGGAGAGCTGGCGCAAGCAGGGCATCCTGATCGTCGGCTGCAATCAGGAATGCGCCGAGTGGGAGCTGAACCGGGGCGTTGGCCAGAACATCCTGGCCCGCGCAGGAGTGCAAGTGCCCTCCTCTAAGATGTTCAACGATTACGATGCCGCCATCCGGTTTGTGAAGCGCGAGATGAAACGGTTCGTCTCCAAGCCCGACGGCGATGCCGACAAGGCTCTCAGCTATTGCTCCAAATCCCCCGCCGACATGGTCTTCATGCTGGAGCGGTGGAAGAAAACCAACAAGCTGAAGCGGTCGTTCATCCTCCAGGAGTTCATCCCCGGCTACGAGATGGCCGTCGGCGGCTGGTTTGGCCCGGCGGGCTTCAATGAGGGCTGGTGCGAGAACTGGGAATTCAAGAAGCTGATGAACGATGACCTGGGTGTCGCCACTGGCGAGCAAGGCACCGTGCTGCGGGTCGTCAAGAAATCGAAGCTGGCCGATCAAGTCCTCAAGCCAGTCGAGGAGGCCCTCGACAAGGCGGGCTACGTCGGTTACGTGGACGTCAACTGCATCATCACCGAGGATGGCACCCCGCTCCCTCTGGAATTTACTTGCAGACCGGGCTGGCCTTTGTTCAACATCCAGCAGGTGCTGAGCAATGGAGATTGTGCGCAATGGCTGATGGATCTGGCCGAGGGCCGGGACGCCCGCAACTGGGAGATGGATACCATCGCCCTGGGCGTGGTGCTGTCAATCCCGGATTACCCCTACTCCCACCTGACGCGGAAGGAAGTAACGGGGATCCCGATCTATGGTTTGAAGCCCTCGATGCTATCCCGGATATCCCCCTGCGAGCTGATGATGGGCGAGGCCCCGGTGGAGCTGGACGGGTCGATCCAAACGGCACCGATCTGGGTGACGGCGGGGGATTATGTGCTGGTGACCAGCGGCACGGGGGAGACGATCCTCCAAGCCAAAAAGTCAGCGTACTCTCTCATGAAACGCTTGATATTGCCGAACTCCCCGATGTACCGGACGGATATTGGGGACCGCCTCAAGAAGCAGCTCCCGTTGCTCCAGGCTCTGGGGTACGCCCAGGGGATGGAGTGGGCGGCGTCCTAGCCCTCAACGAGCTGGTTGACCTCGCCCTGCACAAGCTCCGCGAGGTCATCCAGATCCCCAGCGGGACGGTCAACTCTGACGACCTCAAGCTGTACTCGATGCAGAAGGATGCGGCGGTGGCGGTGGTGAACACGGCGGTCAAGGTGGACGAGACCCGCCTGCGGGCAAGGACCGAAAACAGCCTTGCCCGCCTGATGGAAAAGATTAATCGACGCCGGTTGACGGCACAGGAGGTACAATGAAAAAGCTTCTTACGATCCTGGCCTGCCTTCTGGCTGGCCCCGCCTTCGGGCAGACCGTCACCCTTGGCGGTATCACTGTTGAGACCTGCACGGTGCCGACCGTGACGGCGTCCTCAGCTTACACTGCTGGGAACTCGGTGGGCTGATCAACCTGACCCAGATGACCGGCGCCAGCCAGAGCGGCCTGCTGCAGAGCATCCGCATGGACTTCAAGGACGCCCAAAGCGCCGAGTTCGACGTGACGTTCTTCGACATGAAGCCCGCGACGGCGATCACCGATAAGGCGACCCCTGCGGTCTCGACGGCAGACGCGCTTCTGGCCCAGCCGACGCTGCGGCTCACCAACCCATCCACGGTGTTGGGCAGCAACTCGACGGTTTATGGTATGGACGGCATCGCCCGCGCCTTGACGTTGAATGGCACCACCAGCCTCTATGCCGTGGTGACCACAACGGGGACGCCCACCTTTGGGAGTGCTACCGACATGCAGCTCTGCGCCTCCGTCATCCGAGATAACTGATGCGCTATCTTGCCGTCCTGCTTGCGGTCCTGGCGTTCGCGGGACCAGCAGCAGCAACGCCCAAACGGGCCTTGCTAGCCAGTGTCGCCACGCAGACCCTCCAGGGTTCCACCATCGACGACAACTATGCCCTAGGCCAGTGCGCCGAGAACGCCAGCACGGGCGTCCTGCATCCTGTACCCTGCGCCACCCACATCACCGGCACTGGCGGCACCGTGACCGGCACTGGCGCGACAGGCTCGTATGTCACCAACGCAGACGGTTCTCTCAGCTTACGCACCGCCGCGCCGAGGATCGGGACGCAGGGGCTGCTGGTTGAGCAGGCGAGCTCGAATGTTTCCTACTACTCGCAAGCCTTCAGCAACTGGACAAACGTTGGAGGTGGGGATAGCTGGCAGTCAACGACGGCGTTGGCTCCTGATGGCACCAATACCGCTGGTGTGTTTCTCCAAAGCGCAAATGCTGGTGTGGGTCATTATGTTGATTACACGGCAACATCAATTACATACTCGGCAGCGGCGTACACTATGTCAGTTTACGTCAAGCCTGGAAACCAGTCCTATGTTCAGTTGGCGGGGGCCGCTTCTGCAGGTTCTCCATATGCAAATTTCAACCTTACCGGGGCTGGATCGGTTACTGCTTCAGGATTGGTAACATCCACTTTTATCACCCAGAGTAGCGGCGGTTGGTACAGGGTGGGCTTCACCTGGACTGCATCCGCTTCTACGACATACGGGGCTGTGATCGCATTTATTAGCACCCCGACAGATGGGAGGCTGACGACGTTTGCCGGAAACGGCACCAGCACTATCCAAGTCTGGGGCGTACAAATTGAGACAGGGACATTCCCCACCTCCTACATCCCCACCACCTCTGCGCCAGTCACCCGCGCCGCCGATGTGGTGACGCTGGCCGGGGCTGCGGCGAGTGCTTTTTACCAGTGGCCAATCTCAGCGCGGTTTGTCACCAATGGAATTGTTAAAGATGCAACTTCTGACAGGTTATTGTCGTGGAATACAGGGAACCAAGGTTTTGCCGGTTCCGGGGGGCAACAACTTAATTATAACGCATCCATAATCGGAACGTATTCAACGGGTAACTGGCAGGGTCTTACGAGAAGTGTCTGGACATTATCTTCTTCCAATATAAGCGCAGCGGCTAATGGAAGCGCGGTTCAAGGGCCGCTGGCGGGAAGTTATACAAATTCCGGGACCATTCAACTCGGTGATATCAATACGAGTACACGCACCATCAATGGCTACATCTCCCGCCTGACGCTGTGGCCCTACGCGCTGCCGAGCGCAGTCATGCAGAGTTTGTCAGCGCAATAGCCCCACCCTCGATCACCTCCAGGGCGCCGGACATCGCCGGAACTC